CCCTAACCTTTTAATCAAGGCCGAAGTATACAACATAACAGAAATAACTTCTGATTTTAATACTTGAGAAAAATCCCTAAAAGGAGACGTTAAATTTGGTATAGAGTCAACAGCCCTTCCAAACAAGACAGTAATTATCCGGGCTAACCCCCCAATTACCGCCGTAACACCAGAAAAGGTTTCAATAAGAATTCTTCCTGCATCAACTACGCTGGCTACAATTGCTTCTCTGTTAGCTTCAATGTAGTCTGTTAGTGCAACTATTCGAGTAGTAAAGGCTGCGGTAATCCCAAGTTGTTTACTAATTTCTCCAGTAACTCGCCCAACTTGATCTCTCAGTATAGAAAAAGCTTTTTCTGAAGTGATTTGAATATTACCAAATTCAGACTCTAATTTTTGAGTTTGATCAATAAGCGCTTCAAAGACCACATCTGTAGTAATCCTGCCTTGTTCTGCAAGTTTTCTCAAAGAACCAAATGGAACTTGCAAACTATCAGAAATTACCCTTGCTAATCTAGGTGCCTGTTCAAGCACAGAGTTAAGTTCTTGTCCACGAAGTTGACCAGAAGCCAAGCCTTGTCCAAGTTGGAACAAAGCGGCTCTAGTAGACTCTGCGCTACCACCTGAGATAGTGGTGGCTAGACCTACAGACCTGACCGCCTCGTTTATTTCTTTTGTACTTTTTCCTGCTGCTTTTAATGAAATTGCAAACCTATTGAATGTCTCAACAGTTGCATCAACTGGAGACTTGGTTTCTTTTGCAATTCTGTATAAGGCATCAAGTTGTGTATTTAATTCTTTACCCCGACCTGTTACAAGTGCAATCCTGTTTTCTAGGCTGGTTAAGGAGTCTGTTGCTCCGTTTATGCTTTTAGTTAACGCCGTTCCTGTAAATGCACCCGCAATTCCAACCGCTAACCGTTTGAATGCGGTGGACACACCAGTAGCTGTCTTTTCAATACTTGAAACAGAACGCTCTAAGCGTCTTAAGTCTTGTCTAGCCTGTCTACTGTCGGAACGTACTCTAATTTCTACGCCACTCATGTATTCCTCCTTAATAATTAAGCCCCCTAACGGTTCTCTATATACGAGAAGCCATCAGAGGGCTAGTTTTAATTAGGGGTTAAAATTCCTATTTTTGTAAGCACTTGTTCTATGAAGTATTTAGGGGCTTGCTTACTATGCCCTTTGTTAAGTCTACTCATATACTCAACTTCATTAACAATAGAACCATCTAGATAACCATCAGGCGACCTATAGGTTTTATTTTTCCAACCCTTTCGAGCTTTACCCGTATCAACAGGTGTCACAAGCTTTAAAGTTTTTGTGGCAAAATCTACTCTTTGCCCAATTTCCATATTAGCCTGTCTCTTTATTTCACGTTCAACTCTTTTGAGTTCTTCTCTGAAATTAACTATTTCAAGGTTAACTTTCATTATTATTAACTCCAAAGCTAGGTTTCCAGTTAGAGTCATCTCCGTTTTTAGCGGCTAACATAAGCTCTAACATTTTGCCTTTTGGCACAGCCCTGTCGGGCTTCTGTTGTTTTTCGCTTCCAGCTGCTAAAAGCTTTAAGGTTGGGAAAATGTTTTCGGCTTTTTCTTTCATACCCTGCGCTCTCATTAAAAGATATGTTCGTTGATCTTCTCTCCAACCAACAGGTCTTCTGTTAAAGAACGCTATCCAATTAAGAAGTTCATCATATGGCATTTCTGCCTTAAGTTTATAAATCGGCATATGCAATGCATAGGCTAACTCATGCAATGATTCTTCTTCGGCAGTTAGTTTCCCTCAGATCCTCCTGAAAGCCCTGAATATTCGAGGATTGAATTCGATAGATCATTGAGCTCTCCAAGGGGGAAAGAGTCGAAATCTTCTTTAGACAATTCATTTGCATCAATAACAGCAATTTTAATTACTTCTTGTAATAGACTTAATTGAGCAGTTTCATCTTTTGATTTGGTAGCTGATTTAGTTAGACTTTGAATTTGCATAACCTCAGAAACCGACATCTTCCGAATTTCTACTTCGTCACCCATAAACGGGACTTTTTTTGTTAGTACTTTGCCGACTAAATGTTTCATAATACTGATTCCTTAACTTAAATAATTTTATCTTTTTCTGTAAATAATTCTGGATTATTAGCTTGAAAGTCATCAAGCATTTTCCTTACTTTGTGTAGAGTATCAAGGGTCTCCATGATCTCTCGACCCATTGCAGAGTCATTGTCAAAGTCTTGAAAACGTTCAAAACTCTTACGAATACTAATATCAACACTTCTTCGCATGTGTCGGAAGGTTGTTCTCATAACAAATGTTTTACTAAATGGTTTTTCCATGTATATATCTCTTACTGTGTAATAAGGAGAGGGCTTTCGCCCCCTCGATATTATCTTTAATTAAGAAGCAGCAATTGTTGCAGGACCGAAGAAGTCGGACTGAGCAGACAATGTAACTGTTGCTGTTGTAGCGTCTGTTAACGCAGGGTTGACCAAGATAGCTTCGATTTTACCTTTGAAGTAAAATTCTGTGTTATCTGTAGCCAAAGTTGCGGCTAAAGAAGTTGCAAGTTCAACGTTTGCTGAACACATCAAGAAGCGGAAGTAAACTTCTTGACCGATCAGGGCGTGGAAATCTTGCATATCTTCGGCAACGTAGTTGACGGTAACTTCCAAAGAAGGAGCGTCAGCCTGACCTTGCACCTGAGATGAAGTAGACTGACCGTAAACAGGTACGTTTACGATGTTAGCAGGAGTACCGATTGATGGGAATTCACGTACAGAAGGCATACGATCGATGTCAGATGCGTTTGCTGTTGCGAAAAGTGCAGCGTAAGCACTAGCAGCTTCAGATGCTGGTGTTGTTGCGCCACTATAGATGTCAAGGTATGAAAAGATACCCGCACCCAAGGATGAAATATGAGCCATTTTTATTCTCCGTATATTGTAAATGGTATGAAATAGCTTGCGCTATAAAGTGCCTTGTTAGATGGGTCTAGCCCTTCCACGTTTAAGTAAGATGTACTTAGCTCTGTTTTTTTAGTTAAAATTTTATTTTGTAATACGCTGTCTAGTGTATCGGATATTTCCATCAATCTAGATTGACCCTCTCCGGCAGAAACAAAAATCTTAACAGCGATTAAGCCCGATAATTGTTTAACACCACCATAATTAAAGTTTTCACTTTTACTAGGTAGCACCATGAGTCTGCAAAACTCAGTCTCATCTGCAATAACGCCTTGATAATTGTCGGGGTATACATCGATATTATGTCTAGTCCAAGAGACAGAGGCAAACACACTTTCGATATCGTCTAAAACGTTATCAAACATTATTTAACCTCTCTGCTTAATTGCGCTTCAATAACAAAATTATTGTCACTGTAGTCAACAATATTGTAGGCTTTACCGCTTACCGTTAAAGTGTCATACACAGATAAATCTACGCCTGACTTCATTAACGCCGTAGTAATAAAACCTTCTCCAGAACCTCTACGAGCAGTTTCTATAATAACTTCTACTGAGGTTGTACTAGAAGTACTAACAGTAGAGCGTGAAGCAAAGTCATAAGCAGAAACATTTTTACTAGAAAGAGTTCCAGTCTTTACTAAATCACCTGCAGCCGTAAAAGCTTTATTAACAGCTGCATTTACTTTTGCAGATAAAGACATTAGTTAGCCCTCCACCAAGATCCACCAGTTCCACCTGCACTACCTTTTCTAATTAAAGGGCGTAGGGGTTTTAAAACAATGGATGGTGTAATAGAAGTTTTTCCTACGTCAGAATTGCTATCGGATAAGCTAATGCTTCCAACAGAAATACTTTCAAAGGTTTGTGTCTTCTGAGCTATCAAGTCTTCATTTTGCAAAAGATGCAAAGCCTGTTCATAGACTGCAATTTTAACTTGTTTTGGTGTCTCGTTTTCAGCAATTGTTATATCCTGACCCATTCGAGGATCGAAAAAGATTGCTTGTTTACGAGGCCACGCCAGAGCTTGAGAAGAGCTAACAGCCAAACCAATCCAAGGACGGTTGTCTATTAACTGCGTAGCAGTAACTAAAGCTTGTTCTTTTAGTGCATCGTTTGCCGTAGACCATTCGTCTGCGTCAATACGTGTTGCAAAATAAGTATCAGCTTCAGTTGTAGTTACGTAGCTATTTGTATTAAGAACTAAAGCCATTAGCCCCTCCTAAACTTATGAGTGGAAGACAGGCAAGATGCCAAGGTTAAGCGCATCCATCTTACGAGTCCAAGACGCAGCTGTGCCAAGTGTTGTATTGGTTGCAAATGCATTGCTTGCGCCAGCCCAATCGTATCCTGTTGGGTGCATGATGAAACCGTAACGGTACCAAATATTTGTAGAACCACCGCCTGTGTAAGAAGCCGCATCACGGTCTACTTCTACTGGAGTTGGAACACCTACAGCCGCTGCTGCAATGGAACCGGGTTTAACTACAAAAGAACATTTTGTAGACTGAGTGTTTACATCACCTGCCTCTGTAGTAGTGCGCTGGTTTGCACGAGTCATTACCAAACGGAACTTTCCACCAAAAATGGTGCTGAAGTTCATGTTACCGTCTGTAATTTGTGTGTCGTCAACCAAGTTAGCCGCACGCATTTCTGCCATGATTTCTGGGGATGTTACAAGATACATGAAGTCTGGTTCATGGTCTTTGTATGCCATACCTACAGCTTGGAACAGACGCTCACCACGAGCAGCGCCAATAGCTGTAGAATCAAACAAACGGCGAGCATCAGAAGAACCTGTTGCCGCAGCGCCGAATTGACCAGCAGCGTTAACGTCTACAAAGAAGCCAGTGCCAGCTGCATCTGCATCTGTGTCAAATGTCAACATGCCACCGTTACCAGTGCCACCTGCATCACCAAGGGCTGTTTCAGATGCTGCAACACCTTTCAAGACTGCCATCAA